CTTCTTGTGCTTCAAGTGAGACTGATTCTAGTCTCAACTTAGTGGTAGACTCACTCTTGATTAGTTCTTTGAGTGACTCTTCTGTGAAGTTGTAAGTTACTGCATCTACTGTTATTGGGTTTAAGTACATCATTCTCCTTAGATTCCGACTAGTTCTAGTGCTCGTAGTTTAATGCCATCATTACGCCCTGCAAGGGTAGCAATACTAGCATCTTTCTGAGAGTAATGGTCAGCATATTCTACAACTGCTTGCCATAAACCAAACTCTGTTCCGCGAATGTTCTCTTGCGTTGGGCTATCTGAGTAGATAGCAAACGCCTTTTGTCGTGCATTGAGAGCACGAGACTTGGCGTTCTTTTCACCCTTGGATAGTAGGTGCAACGGTGCGTTTTCTATCTTGGTTGGCAATGCCCATACCTTTTTGAAGTACGCAGTTGCTTTGTTGATGTCTGCTTCACGCTGCATTAGATAGTTAGCAAGATTGCTATACTCATCAATGCTGGTGTAGGTTAGGTCAAGAATGTTTCGCATATCAGATACTGATAGCACCGCGTTTTGTGTATGACGCAGTGTATATGTATGTGCTTTGTTCTTGGCTCTAAAAATACGATTGATTTGATTAGCACAAAACAATCGTTCAATGATAGGGCGTACTACTACCGATGATGAACCGTCATGACTAGTCTTGGCTAGTAAGAAGGCAGCATGTGGGTCGCCCTGGATTTCCATTTCTTTTGGTAATGACATGAGCATCCATACTTTTGCTCCGTCATCGTACTCACCTGCTGCTGCATAGCGAGCCTCGCCTGAATCAATCAATCCATCTAGTGAGCCAAAGACTTCAGAGTTCTGAAATACTTTGTACTTGTTACCCACTACACCAATGACTGACTCTTTTCCATCATGTGTTTTTACGACTGCTTGCTTCTTTGGTACATGTAAGAAGTCAGAGGTGTGCATTTCAGATAATCCAACAGTCCAGTTAAGTCCTGCTTGTTGTGCTACTTGTGCTGCGCTGGTTGCTTCTACCGCTACGCCTGCTTTAATCCAGGCTGAACGGTTTTTCTTTTCTACTACATCTGCTGTAGTCATATGTCCCTTTCTTTACCATGAAGCCTGATACTCGAAGGCCCATCCTTCGGGTACATCTTCAATGAGTTTACTTACTATCTTCACGGTGTTTTCAATACCGTGAAAATACCATTCGTCATACTCTGTGCTGCCGAAGAAGAAGCCAGAGCCTGTTGGCAGTAGTGTATCTGCTTTACTGTGGTCTGCCAATACTTGTTCGCATATAATCTTTAGGTCAACTAAAGAACTGCGAGGTACATAAATTGGCTGACAGTTGTCTTCTCCATCTGCTAGTTCTTGAATAAACCAGTTGTGGATAGCATTAACCTTGCGCCAGTATCCAACTTGGATAGACACTGATGCAAAGGCTAAGTCTTCTGGGTTGTATACCCAATTTGTTGCCCCCACAAGGGAGGTTAAGATTGTGAAGTCAGCGTTAAGTTTTTTATTGTGTGTTTCTGGTTCCCACTCAATAGATGAGATGCCCTTGCGGGCATAGAGATACATATCCAATCCCATGATTAGATACCCATACCTTCTTTAACCTTTGGGTGTAGTTCGTATGTCATAGCAACGAACGCACCTGCAGGCCAGCCTGAATTAAATACACGGTTAAGTAACTGGGCTAGTGAATAACTTGGGTTGTTCTCTAGCGCCTGTGATAGTACATCTTTGGCTGATGTATCTTCAATTGAATACAAGTTAGCAGCCAACACACTAGCAACTGGTGCGATAAACTCACCTGGAACTACATCCATAAAGGATGCAAGGTAAGTATTTACTATTTCAATTGGACGCTCAGATGGTAAACCTAACATAAAGTCACGCAGTTGAATATCTTTATTTATTGCTGCTGTTACCTCCGCAATGTGGTCATCATCTGGTGCTGTATCTGAATCAACCTGTGTATAAATAGCGTCAGTTAAACGCTTACGTTGTGCTTGTAGTTGTTCTTCTTTACCATTCTCATCTAACAAAATGTTGTGGTAGTTTTGTATTTCTTCTGCTGTTACTGTCATTTCTTTCTCCTTAGTTAGTACCAGCCATTGCTTCGCCAATGTGACCAAGCGACTGATGGTTTGTCATAACGGTGCTGGATATAGGCCAGCCCCCGCTCAATCTGAAGCGGGGCTGGCGTTTCTGGGTCAAGATTTAACAGTTGTGGAATACCAAATGCAGAACTGTTTGGGTTATCTGCTGCTGGATTCCAGGCTGATTCTTTTCCCCATAGTTTCATAAGTGCACGATGCTCAGACATATTCCACTCGGGATAGGCCATACGCATGAACTGTTTTGCATATAGTTTCAGAGCACGGGGAGTCCAATGAAACTCGCTCATCTCTGTAGGCTTGGGTTCTGTGTGTGTATTTGTTATTGGCATGTGCCATGGTAGTAGCGATAAGAATGCTACATACCATGTTGTAAGTAGTGCGAATACTTTCTTCATTTAGTAACCCATCTGTAGAGGATATAGAAAACTGTAATGATGAAGACCCAGGACTGTAGTGGTGTGAGAGGGAGAATTGATATGTCATTCATCTCCCCACATCCTGTCTGGTTCTCCCGTATTTTCTTCTTCTTCTTCTATATCTTTGTCTAACGCTATGTCATCTTCTAGTGGTGGCTCATAACTCATCGTCTCCTCCTTCTACATAGATTCGTCCAGTCGCCATCATCTCTTCGAGGATAGCATTGGCTTTTTTGATTGATGCTATTGCTGTATCAATGGACTCATTCAAGTCCGCTATTTCATGAACTGTGTACGACATAGTTTGTTTCTCCTAACTTTGCCCATGCACATGGGCTGCAGTAGTTTCGTGGGCTGGTTCTATTTACATCTACTAAAATATCCATGCCACATGAGTGGCAGTTATGGATTGCATACTTTACTTGGTTGTCCATAGGTCCTCCTTCGCTACATCTGGGTCTATGTAATAGTAATTACTACGCGCCTGCTTTTCCGTTCTTAAAGCACGGCGCAGATTTGTATTCTCTTTCATTAACAACATGTTCTGCCTAATGGCTAGTGTAATAACTGCAATACTTGTAGTCAAGGCTATCAAGATTGCTAACATTGTCATGGAATCTAATAACATTTTGTTACCTTTCTGGTTAGATAATGAACTCGCTACTGTCCGTTGATGTTACTGGCCCTGCCAAAAAAAGGGAAGGCAGGTGAGAGCCTAAGCCCCCACCTGCCTTTGTCTTTATGCTTGTGTAACTGCAGTTAGTACTACCTGCTTGAGACCTGGCTTGCGGTCTTTGTTGTCAATGTTTGGGCGACGGTCCCATCGAGTGTTGCCGATACCCTCTGCGTTGATGTACGCGGTTTGGTCGTCGAGCCAGTTGAGTGCTCGAAGTTCTGCGATTACCTTCTCGTCGAAGATAACTACGCGTGTGGAGTCAGAGCAAATCTGTCGCCCTGTTGGTAGTTGTTCGTAGTCGTTGATGGTTGCTGTGTAGAAACCATTGCGGTCAACAACATTCTTGATTACGCTGTTCTTGAATGTGACTGTGTTCATTTTGTTTCCTTTTCTGTTGGTAGTGTTGTTGTGCAGACCTGCTCCTGCACTTGTTCAGAGCAGGTCTGCCTTGCATTAGTTACAATTCGGACATAGTGCGTGCTTGTTGCAGACTAGTCTGCATGACTGGCACACCATCTCATGGTGGGTCAGTTCTAACTCCAGTTCGAAGAACCTGTCGGATAGGTTGGTGACAGGCTCCATAAACTCGAGTCTTTCTTGGTCTCTATTGTCTAGAGTTACTGCGCCTACCCACTCGTGCCCACTTGGTTCGGGTTCGATTTTCATCAAACTCGTGTACATTGGTGCGTATCGGTAGATATCGCTGCCTTCGTCAACTAAGTCATGGGCGAAGATAGTCGCCCGTGTCTCACGCAGGTCTTGGCAGTCCACACATAGTTCCATCTGAATCATGCACTGGT